CACCAAATGCAGTATCTTCAAACTTAGCATTAACATTACCAGGCGCAGACGGTTCCTCTGGCCATGTGTTAACAACAGACGGTTCAGGTAATTTATCGTTTGCAGCTCCAGCAACGAATCTTACTTTAGTTGACGAAAGTTCTACTTCAACAACAATTAACTTACTAACAGAAACTTTAAAAATTACTGGTGGTAATGGTATTGTAACTTCATTAGATAGTGATACTTTAACAGTAGGTTTTGATAATGACGCTGTGTTCAACGGTATCGACATGAACGGTACTGAATTATTTTTAGACGCAGATAAAGATACTTCAATTACAGCAGATACAGATGACAAAATTGATATTAAATTAGGCGGTCAAGATAGAATAGAATTATCAACTGGTCTAATAGGTATTAAAAATGATGGTACTCAATCGCAATTAAGATTATATTGTGAAAGTTCAAATGCTCACTATGTTGCTTTACAAGCACCTGCTCACTCAGCATTCTCAGGAAATGTTGTATCAACTTTACCGGCGTCAACACAAACGCTAGTTGGTAGAACAACAACAGATACACTAACAAACAAATCAATAGATTTAGCAAACAATACACTAACAGGTAGTTTAGCAGAATTTAATACTGCTTTACAATCAGAAAGTTTTGTTGGTCTAGCTGCTTCACAAACATTAACAAATAAAACTTTAACTGCTCCAGTAATTGAAGGTGGTACAGTTGGTAATACAACACCAGTTACAATTGCAAAAGTAGATAATTTACAATTAGACGCAAATACAATTTCATCAACTAACTCAAACGGCGATATAGTTTTAGACCCTAACGGTTCAGGTGATGTAGATGTTAACTCTAGTAAAATTGTAAATGTAACTAATCCATCAAGCGCTCAGGACGCAGCTACAAAAGCATATGTTGATAGTGTCGCAAATGGTTTAGATGTAAAAGAAAGTGTTAGATTAGCAACAGCATCCGCATTAGCGGCTGTTCTAATTAAGAACCAGGCAAGTGCAGTACAAAACGGTATCTATAAAGTAACAACAATCGGTTCTGGTTCAGCGGCTTTCGTATTAACAAGAAGTCCTGACGCAGACACAGCTGCTGAGTTAACTGGCGGAACATTCTTCTTTGTAGAAGAAGGTACTGCTAACGCAGATAACGGTTATGTTGCAACTCACAACGGTACACCAACATTTGGTTCTGACAATATTACATTTGAGCAATTCTCAGGTGCAGGTCAAATTAGTGCTGGTGACGCATTAACTAAAACAGGTAACACTATTAATGTTGCAGTTGATGATAGTTCAATAGAAACTAACTCAGACGCATTAAGAGTTAAAGCTTCAGGTATTACAAATGCCATGTTAGCAGGTTCAATTGCGGCCTCTAAATTAGCAGGTTCAATTGGTAATGCAAAACTTTCAAACTCAACAATTACTGTAGGCGATGGTTCAAATACCACAGCAGTTGCTCTTGGTGGTTCAATAACATATGCAGCTGGCGAGGGTATGGATGTAACTGAAAGTTCAGGTACAATTACTTACGCTGCTGAATTAGCAACAAGTTCAAATAAAGGTGTGGCTTCATTTGCTTCAGCTAACTTTACAGTAAGTTCAGGTGCAGTAACAGTTACAGGTATTGACGGCGGAACATTTTAATTAGTCGTCAATTGAATAAAGGAGATTATTAATGGCGACAGTTATTAAGTTAAAACGAGGAACAAGTACACCAACTACAAGTGATATTGTTAGTGGTGAGGTTGCCGTTGATACTAGCGCCAAAAAGTTTTACATCAACGATAGTGGTACAATTAAAGAAATTGGTGGCGGTTCTAGTTCAGGTTTTAGTGGCGCTACAGTATTAGGCGGTGATGTAAGAAATTATACTGGTGATGGTTCAGATACAACTTTCACAGTAACAAGTGGTTCGACAATTGATAATCTTTTGGTATTTTTAAATGGTGTTTATCAAAGACCGTCTGACTATTCAGTTTCAGGAACAACTCTCACATTCGATACGGCTCCAGCAAATAATGATGTAATCACTATTAAAGAATTAGTTGAGGGTGGTACTTCAATAAAAATTGTTGACGATAGTTCAACATCATCTCAATTACTATCAGGTGAATCTTTAAAAGTTACAGGTAGTGGAGGTGTTACTACAAGTTTATCAGGCGATACTTTAACAATCGCAGGTGCAGCTTCATTAGCAGTACAAGATGAAGGTTCAGCATTATCAACATCAGCAACCACTTTAAATTTTGTAGGTTCTGGTGTTACTGCTTCAGGTACAGGTGCAACAAAAACAATTACAATACCAGGCGGCGGTGGTGATATATTTAAAAACATTTCAATGCCAGATGGTTCAACAGTTGTAGCAGCTGATAGTGCAACTGACACATTAACTTTAGCACAATCAGGTTTAGTTACTATAACAGGTAATTCAAGTTCAGATACAGTAACAATTGGTACGGCTGCAAATGCACAACTACCATTTTTAAAAGCAGACGGTAGTTCGTCTGATATTGATTTTCAAACATCAGGAACAATTGGTGATATATTAAACAATTTACATATACCATTTACGAAAGCAGATGGTTCAGATGTAACAACATTGGTGGTAGCATAAGATGGCAAATAAAACTCCAGTAAAAGCAACCTTTACAGGAAGTAATGTAACAGGTCTTGCAGAATTTCAAACTTCGGATACTATTGCAGTTACAGATGGTGGTACAGGTTTAGGTGCCTTAGGTTCAGCAGGTCAAATTTTAAAAGTAAATTCTTCTGGAAATGCTTTAGAATATGGAACAGTTGAAGCAGTTTTAAATATTGATGGTATGACAGACGGTTCAGGTATTACACTTGCAGACGCTGACAAACTGGCAGTATCAGACGCAGGTACAGAAAAATTTATAACAGCAAGTAACATAAAAGGTTATATTGCAGGTTCAACAATTAACTTTACAGGTACAGTACAAATAGGTGGCAAGGCAGCCGCAACTGAACCTTTTGCAATCGCACAAGCGGTTGCTTTAGGATAGGATAAATAATAATATGGCTAATCCAAATAGTAGAAATAATTTAAAAGAATATGCTTTAAGAGCATTAGGTAAACCTGTAATTGAAATCAATGCTAGTGACGACCAACTAGATGATAGAATAGATGAAGGTTTACAATACTTCTCACAGTTTCATTATGACTCTATTAGAAGAACATATTTAAAATACAAATTAACTTCAGCTGATAAAACAAGACTATCTGCTAAAAATCCACTTTCAGAAACAGCAACACAAAGTGGAGTATCTACAACCTGGAATGAAGACCAAAACTTTCTTGTAGTGCCAGATTCAGTTATTTCTATAATCAATATTTTTCCTTTTTCAAACAAAGGTAATCTAAACTTATTTGATGTAAGATACCAAATGAGATTAAATGACCTTTATGATTTTTCTTCAACTTCTATTATAAACTATGATGTAGTTTTAAGACACTTAGATTTCTTAGACCATGTATTAGTTGGTGAAAAACCTTTAAGATTTAATCAACACGATAACAGACTATACATTGATATGGACTGGACAAATGATTTAGCTACAGATGAATATATCGTAATCGAGTGTTATAGAAAATTAGACCCGGATAGTTTTACAGATGTTTACAATGACATATATTTAAAAAGATATGTTACAGCATTATTTAAAAAACAATGGGGGGCTAATTTATCAAAGTTTAATGGTGTCGCTATGGTAGGCGGTGTTACATTAAATGGTCAACAAATATTTTCAGAGGCTTTGCAAGAAGTTGATAAGTTAGAACAAGAGATACGAAGCACATACGAGTTAAATCCAGCAATAATGATAGGATAATGATATGGCCGTTAATCATTTTTTTCAAAACGGAAACGGTATTGGAAATAAAAACGAAGCAAAACTCCACGAAGACCTAATCATAGAAGGCCTAAAAATATTTGGGCATGATGTTTACTATTTACCAAGAACACTAGTTAATCAAGACCTAATATTAGGTGAAGATAGTCTATCAAAATTTGATGACTCTTATCTAATTGAAATGTATGTAGAAACTACAGAGGGTTTAGCTGGCGAACAAGAATTAATTAATAAGTTTGGTTTAGAGATTAGAGAAGAAACTACATTTATGTTAGCTAAGCGAAGATGGAATGACGCTGTTGATAGTTACCATACAATGATTAAAGAGGGTAGACCAAATGAGGGTGATATTATTTACTACCCATTATTAAATAAGTTTTTTGAAATAAGTTTTGTAGAAGACCAAGAGCCATTCTTTCAATTAGGCAATTTACCTGTTTACAAGTTAAGAGCTAGAACATGGGAATACAGTTCAGAAAGATTAGATACTGGTGTTACAGATATTGATAGTGCTGAAGACCAATACTCTATTGATATGTTATCACATCAAGTCACACTTGAAGATGGTTCAGGTTCTTTACAATTAGAAAACGATAGTGTAAGTGGTGACGCAAATTACTTTATCAATGAGGATTATGCTTTACAGACACAATCTACTTATGCAGATAATTTAGATTTAGACGCACAAGCAGGATTTAATACCGCTGATACTTCAGATGATATACTAGACTTTACAGAAAGAAATCCATTTGGTGAGGTAGACTTTTAATGTTTGGACATTTTTATAACGAAGGTATGAGAAAAATGACCGTTGCTTTCGGTCAAGTTTTTAATAACATACAAATTAAAAGAACAGGCTCAGATAGTACAATACAATCTATTAGAGTGCCTTTAGCATATGCACCTAAAGAAAAGTTTTTGGTAAGATTAGACCAACAACCTAGTTTAGATGACAGACAAT